ATAGCAACCGCGATGGTTGGGAATGGATGAAAGGCAGTGATGAACGCATTGTAGCAGTAGATGAAAACGATGAAGTGTTTTACTTTCACTTTGAAGTAGAATATGAACCTGTCTTTTATGTATCAGAAGCAAAACGCTATCGTGAACAACATTCGTCCGAAGAATCCTCTACACTGGATTAAGTATGTCTACTTAGAGTGGCAGTGGGATCGAGTTCTCAAACGCAGCATACATACAACATGGGAAGCCTATTTCCGTGCTAACGATCCCGACTTCAACTACCAAGGGCGTACTTTGCGTGACCAGTTTCACGGATATGAATATATTGCCCAAGTTGATTACGCTAAACTGCCCACACGCTTTAACCCACTGTTTGGGCCTATACAATACTGTGATGAAATGCTTGAGTGGTGTGAAAAAAACTGTAGACGCAAATATCGCAACCACTGGGAGCGTGTGATACAGGATCATGCGGGTCAATACTTGCCCAACGGTATAGGCGGTACTGATGAACTGTTCTTTGCTTTCAAAGACGAACGAGATTATATAATGTTTACACTGAGGTGGAGTTAGCGTGAGAATCATTTACACTGTTGAATTAAACCACAATGGCTTTTTTGCAAAGTTTAGATGGCGAGACGACTTAAATGCGTGGCGGCACACTGAACGCGAAAGCAGCGAAGGATTTTTTGATATGTTTCCAGACATTCCTCGTGTGATAACTGAACAGCAAATGACATTGATAGCACTAAAGTATTCACAATGACCTACAGAGTTGAGATAAACGATTGCTTATCGCAGTTTCATCGTGCTCACGAGGCACTGATTGAGACTTCAAATATTTGCGGTCACTTCTGCGACGACACTGGCGATTGTTATATCGATGTGTTTAGCTGCAAGCCCTATGATAACGCTGAGGTTGTTCGCACAGTTGAGGAATTCTTTGTACCAACTGGTGTACGTATCAATTATTTGACTAGAGATGCAAACTAGGTTGACTTTTCCTAGCATTTGTAGTTAAATAGTACTGTAACGTTGAAGCCCAGCAAAAGGCGAACAAGACCCGGGTGCGAATCCCGGCGCCTCCACCATAAACACATGAGGATATAATGAATTGGGATTGGCATTGGATTAGTTGGTTTAAAGGAACTCCTTTTCAATGGGGCGAATTTAAATTAAATAGTGGAAATCCTTATAAAAGTTATAGATTTGGGCCATTACTTATTCGTGTGTTTCTGAAAGAGTTGTCAAAATAAGATAGAATAGCCTTTGTGGCTTTTCTTGCGTCCTACACATTGATTGTGAAAACTATTATAGTTAAGCCCTTTAGACTCACACCAAGTCTTTAGGGGTTTTACTTTTTCTTGCGTTCCATCTGGATGAACAACTGTAAACTCTTTACCCGCAGGATTGTTTATACCTCTTTGATCACGAGTTTTATGAACCTCTTTCATACGTTCGCTTTGCGTTTTAGAAAACCGTTTTGCTGCCTCGGGGTTTTTAACACGCCAACCTCCGTTAGCATTACTTTTACTACTGCCCTTCTTACCTGCTTCGCTCAACAGCATAGCAACGTGTTCTTCTTTAGTAGCAAGTTTAGCAAGTCCCTGCCACGCAACATAGTCTTGCCATTGTCCGTGTTCTTCATATAACTTGCGATGTGCTTCTGCGTGTTCTTCAGGCGTTAGTTCTACAAGGTTGCTCGGATCATCTGTGCCACCCATATGTCTCGGTATAATGTGATGCTTATGTTTCATATAAGTATTTATGTCGATACCTAAATAAAAGACTTGACAAGGATCGACATCTGTAGTATAAATATACTTGTAATGTTGAAGCGATTTGACGACTGAGCTGGACCCGGGTGCGATTCCCGGCACCTCCACCATAAACACATTGCACAGTTAGTGTGCTTATGATGGGGGTGATCAGGATCGACAGGCAGGATAGAAGAGTGGAGTTACCGGTAGGCGAGACCGTAAATCAGCAAAAAACAATAAATGCTAACGATAATGTAGCATCTGAGGATTTTGCTCTAGCAGCATAATCTCATGGGGTGGGCAACCTACCTAGCAACAGAAATGGTTGCAACTTTCCGGAAAAATATGAAAATTCTAAAAATATTTTTATCTATATTAGACAATGCATCTGATTATATCTTTAAATTTTGCGCTTTAATTTGTTTGCCTATTCTTGTGTTATTAATAACACTAGATGTAGCACTCAGGTATGTTTTTCATTCTCCGCTCATTTGGGCTATTGATGCTAATGAACTTATGCTTTGTATTGTAATGTTTGGTAGTCTGTTATATGTTACAAAAGAAGCAGGCCACATTAGAGTAAATCTCCTATATCGTAAACTCAATAAAAAATTGATAAGAATTGTTAATAGTTTGATAGCAGTAAGTGGGTTGAGTTTTAGTATTGTGTTAATTGTACAAATTATAAAGGAACTTCCGTTTATTATTGATATAGGCAGGGCAACTGAATTTTTAGAGATACCCTATTGGGTGATGAGTGGAGTAGCTCTAATAGCCGCTGTCGTTCTTAGCTTTTATTTTCTTAAGTATTTCACTATGAGGGATAGGGATAGTGATTAGTTTGCTAGCAGTTGGTCTTCTAGTTCTTATGTTAATTTTTATTGGGCTAGGGGTACCAATTGCATGGAGCATGACAATAATTGGCTTCACTGGTTATTGGATTTTACAAGGATCTGGTCCTGCACTTACACAAGTTTATCTGCATGCCATGGACAAAAGTTCAGATATATTCTTTGTAAGTCTACCCCTGTTTGTGTTAATGGGACAGTTAGTTTATCATAGTAGACTTGCTGAAGATATGTATGATTGTATATACAAATGGTTCGGTAGATTACCTGGCGGTTTGGCTATTACAAGCACTATTGGAGCAACTGGTTTTGGTAGTGTTACTGGTTCTAGTGTGGCAAGTATCAGTACATTTACTCCTATGAGTATGCCTGAAATGAAGCGTTATGGCTATGATACTGGGTTAGCTACAGCAAGCATTGCTAGTTCTGGTACTCTAGCTATGTTGATTCCTCCTAGTATTATTATGGTAGCCTATGGTATTTGGACTGAGACAAGTATAGGTAGTCTGTTTGTTGCTGGTATTATTCCAGGGTTACTTTTAAGTTTCATGTTTTGTGTATACATTTACATGCAGTGTAAACTATACCCACACAAAGGACCTGTAGGTCAAAAGTTTAGTATAAAAGAAAAATTTATTAGTCTATATAAACTGTTACCAATACTTTCAATATTTGCAATCGTTATAGGAGGCATATATGGAGGTGTTTTTACTTCAACTGAAGCTTCTGGAGTGGGCGTTTTTTGTATAACAGTGTTAAGTGTTGCAATGAGACGACTAAGCCTAGAAAGTTTTAAAAACGCTTTATATGATTCATGTAAAACCACTGGTATGATATTTGCTATTATTGTGGGTGGATATGTTACAGCAGGATTCTTAAATATTACAGGAATTAGTGAACAATTAATTAGTTTCTTTGGAACTGAATCTGTAAACAAATATGTTTTTATTTTACTTTTGGTATTAATGTATCTGTTTTTAGGTGCAATACTTGATACATGGGCTATGGTAATACTCACTCTTCCATTTGTGTATCCTATTATTCTCAATCTAGGCTTTAGCCCTATTTGGTTTGGTGTGTTCATAGTTATTATGATGGAGATTGCAACTATAACTCCGCCAGTTGGTATTATTGCTCTTATGATGCATGACCTAGTGCCAGATGTGCCTCTAAGTAAAATATTTTTAAATTGTGTCCCTTTTGTTTTAATTGGGTTATTACTAGTTACATTGATTACCATCTTTCCAGAAATAGTTATGTATCTACCCGAATTGCAACAAAAACGATAAGTACACAATATTAAGGTAGACTAAGAATGTCCAAGGCTCTATTATTATTACTACTACTTGCTCTGTCAGGCTGTACTGGAATGGAAGTGCTAATTACAATGGGCAATTGGGTGGCAGACGGTATAGTTGAAGCAGAAACAGGAAAAGGTATTGCTGACAACGTTGTCAGTGATATCGCAGGCAAAGATTGCGAACTAAAAAAGGTCTTCAAAGAAGGCGAACAGGTTTGTAAAGAAATAACACAAGAGGAAAATCAAGAAGATGGCAAAAGGCAAGAAGAGCAGCGGTAAGCACTATACTTCAAAAGGCGAGCATAACAATGTGTCACGTTGGTTAAAGAAGGCATGCCGTAGAGACTATTTAGAAAATTGTAAAATTGAGCGTACGAATAATCAAATGAAGGCTTTCCTACAAGGCAAGCGTGTAATGCTTACTATTGAAAACCCTAATAAGAATGAAACTAATAAAAAGTTTATTCGTGTTCCTGCCCGTGAGGTTTGGAAGTCAAACAGTTCAAGTAGTTTTAATATGAAAGCAAGCCACTAGTGGCAGGTAAAAAGAGATCAATCGATAAGGTATGGATGATTCCAGAAGGTGAATCAAGAGATTCTGTTAGCTTTCATTTTGTCCATGCGAAAACGGCTAGTCTAATTCGTGACAGCCGCAAGTTAAGGATGAGAAAATATCATCCTGGAAAAAGAACACACGTATGGTTTGTTGAATCACGCATGCCTCCTCACAGTAAGTAATATTTCTATAAGGAAAAAATTATGTCAGAACTTCCAGTTCTAGAATTATCCGGTTCACATCGTGATCGTGGACTAGCTCACGGTGAACACTTTCGTGAAAATGTTAAAGATACAATTAACGTTTATCGTCGTAGATTCAGATCACATGATCTAAATGATACTACTATTGATAACCATGCAGGTCAATGGAGCAATTTTATTAAGAAAGTTTCTCCAGACTTTTATGTTGAAATGGCTGCGGTAGCAGAGGGTGCTGGTGTCACAGTAGAAGATATAGCTCTTATTAATGCTAGATATGAAATGACCTGGGGCTTATCAGGTAAGGATATTGATACATTTGATCAGCATGGTGAACTACTTAATAACGGATGTACAACTTTTGCAGTTGATGGAACCCTAAGTGAAGATGGTAATCTTTATTTAGGACAAACATATGACTGGATGTCAGCAATTTATCCAAACTGTGTTGTACTTCGTGTTAAGCCAGATGGTAAACCTAGTTATATTTGTCATACGGAAGCAGGCGTTATAGGTGGAAAGATTGCTGTTAATGAATTTGGTATAGGTTTTGTTATTAACGGTCTTGTAAGTAAGTATGATGGTGTAAATCCAACTATGGAAATTCCCTGGCATGTACGTGCTAGAGGTATTATTGAAGCGACAACATTTGATTACGCTCTTCTTCCAGTTGTAAAAACAAGACGTATGGGAAGCAGTAACTTCGTAATTGGACAACATTATGATAGTATTGGTGGTAACGTTGTAAATCTAGAATGTACTCCTGATTATGTGAATTATCTGTACCCAGTAAATGGTATTGTAACACACAGCAATCATTTTAGTGCAGATCATAGTGTAAGTAGGTTTGAAAAACTAAGTCCTAGTACGCTTTATAGAAATGTTAGAATGGAGCAACTTCTCAAACACAATCCAAAAACTCTAGAGGGATATAAAAATAGTCTTAAAGATCATTTTGGTTTTCCAAATAGTATTTGTAGACATAATGATGATCGCATGCCAGAAGAAAAACGTGTTATGACTATTTGTGCCGCAGTTGTTGATCTTGCCAATCGCTCACTTTGGTTAAGCAATGGTGAACCATGTGTTAATGAGTTTATAGAATACAAACTCTAAAATAAATAGTAGATCTTAAAGGAGATCGACTATGGCATCAAGAAAAGTAACCGGTGGCAACACTAAACTTACACTCAACAGACAAGGTACAAAAAAGCGTACAAGCATTGGTATGAGTAGTATGACTCGCCCTAAGAACAAGCATAAAAAATCTACATTTAAAAAATATCGTGGACAAGGTAGAGCAAGGTAGTCGATAAATACCTCTGAGGAAAAGGAGGATCGACTATGTATGAGTACCGCGTCGATGTTCTACATATCATTGATGGCGATACTGTAGATGTAGATATTGATTTAGGCTTTGGTGTATGGCTTAAAGACGAACGTGTCCGTATTATGGGCATTGACACACCAGAATCCCGCACAAAAGATAAGGTAGAAAAGAAGTTTGGACTTGCTGCCAAGGCTAGACTGAAATCCTTGTTGGGTAAACAAGCGATTCTAAAAACACAAGTTAATAAAAGCGGTGAGGATATGAAAGGTAAGTTTGGACGTATCCTAGGAGACTTTGTTGCAGAAGATGGTCGTATGGTCACAGAAGTTATGGTTGCTGAAGGACATTGTGTACCTTACTTTGGCGGAAGCAAAGAAGATGTTCAAGCTCAACACATGAAGAACAGAGAACGCCTAGTTGCTGAAGGCGTTGTCAAACTATAAACGGTTGACTAACCACTAGTTCATGCTATAATTAACTATTACTAACTTATAATGAGGTGTGCTATGAAAGCAATTACCGGCGTGTTGATTATTGGTTTTATTACCGGTGTAGTAAGTTATTACTACCTTGGAGAGCCACGTACAGAAGTTAAAGTAGTAGAAGTAGAAAAAGTAGTAGAGCGTATTGTTCCCTTAGAACGGGAAGTTGTTAAGACAGTTGAAGTTCCTAAATTGGTAGAAAAAACCGTTACAGTTGTAAAGGAAGTTCCTACTACTAAAACTCGTATTGTTTACCTGCCACAGATTCCTGAAAATATCAAGGTAGACATAAAGGAACAGTACTGCTTGGCTCTCAATATGTATAGAGAGGCAGGCAATCAGAGTGTTGCAGGAATGATTGCTGTGGGCCGCGTTGTTATGAACCGTGTGAGCGATCGTAGATTTCCAGGCAGTCCGTGTGAGGTAATTTACGAAGGTCCACAAACTGAGAGTTGGAAAACTAAGGGCAAAGATGTTCCTGAGAGCGAGCGCAAGTATTATCCTGTAAGAAACAAGTGTCAGTTTAGTTGGTATTGTGATGGTAAAGAGGACGACGTTATCAACACGGAAAGTGTGAAATGGAAGATAGCAAACGATATTGCTTATCAGATTCTAGTATTTGATCGCTGGGGTGGAATTGTTGAAGGTGCTACACACTATCATGCTGATTACGTAAGCCCAGCCTGGAATAAAACTATGCGGCTTGTAGCTACCATCGATAACCATAAATTCTATAGATGGGATTAGATGTTTAATACAGCAGGATTAGATAAAGCTAAAGCAGACTTTGCCAGAGATCGTTATTGCGTGATAGATAACATTCTAGAAGAAAAGTATATCACTGAAATCAATGATGCTGTTAAGAAAATCAACTACGGACGCTGGGGCTGCATACATACTAGCCACCAAAAAATATCACCTGAAAAACTTGCTACTCTAGATGAAGTGGCTCTAAGAGATGAATATAAACAGGGTGGTAAGGAAACCTTTGGCTATTGGCATATGGCTAAATGGATTCTTAAAGAACAGGATTGTGTGTTTATAGAACATCCACTAACTACAGAGTTTACGCGGGTGTGTGTAGAAGATTACCAGTTAGGCAAGCCAGATCCTAGTTTTATAGATCTAGCAGAATATGTTAGTGGCTTTACTAATATGTACACAAAAGACCCCACCTACAGTGCCTACGACCATACGAGTTGGCTAAAAGCACACCATGATCCCAGACGATGGATGGCATATATATTCTACTTAAATGATACATGGGAAACGCACTGGGGCGGACAACTATGTATAATGAACGACGACGAGCGCACTATTAAAACAAGTGTAGAACCCTTTGGTAATCGCTTGCTATTAATGGATGTTAGTGCTACAATTAAAGATAGGATTAATAAACACTTTATTAGTCCTGTGAGTTACGCTGCGGATCATCCTCGTTATACATTAACAGGCTGGTTTTATCAAAAGGATACCAGCGGACCCAGTCCACTTGGAGAAAACACATGAATGACAACGATGATGAAAAGATTGTACACCTTAACGTAGTAAGCAAAGAAGATGAACTGTCACCGGATGAACGTAACCGTGCTAGTGTAGTAGAAGTATTAGAAGAAATGCTAGAACGTGCACGAGCGGGAGATATTACTGAACTAGTTGCTACTAGCGTTGATGCAGACGGCGATGCTTGTATTCATGTAAGTAGTGCAGATTGGCTAGGAGCAGTTGGGTTGTATGAAGTAGGTAAGCATATTTTTGTTACACAATATAACGAAAGAATGGTTGACTAACTTGTAATCCGTGCTATTATTAGCATATGAAATACAAGAAACGCTACTTTAAACCCGTTGATATGAACACTGAAAACCATTTCATGGTTGGTGTTATTTGGCCAATTACAGGTAGTAAGGGTAATACATACGATATTGAATTACATCCACAGGGTTTTGATTGTAGTTGCCCTGGTTTTGGGTTTCATGGTAGTTGTAAACATGTAAAAATGGTTGCTAAAAAGTTTACTTGTGACCGTGTTCCGCTATACAAAGCTGCTTAATAACTATGTTTGATGACAAGTGTATGGATGCTATAGAGAACCCAAATATGATGATTCCTTGGTATCTTATGGCAGCATATTCATACTACGAACAGGACGATCCCATATTGAGTGATGGATTGTTTGATGGTCTAGCTAAACGTATGCTAGAGTGTTGGGATGATATAGATCACTGGCACAAAGATCTGATCACAACTGAAGACCTAGAAGCAGGAACCCTGCTCGCTAGGGATTTTCCAGAACGTGTAAAAGGTGCTGTAAAGCATCTACGTTCAAATAAATAGGCTGTAAGGAGAACGTTATGAACATTAAGCGTATTATTGTTGTTAGTTTATTTGCCCTTAGTTTGTCGGCATGTGTTGCTCATAATAATCAGGAAAAAGGTGCTATTATCGGCGGCGCCGCTGGAGGGTTGCTTGGCACTACAATAGGCGGAGGCAGTGGAATGGCAGCCGCTACTATAGTTGGTGCAGTTGTAGGCACGATGGCTGGAGCAGCGGTAGGCGAAAGCATTGACCGCCAAGAAGCAAATCAAAATAAACAGGTGCTTGCTCCATATGATCCATCATATCGGGACATGACAGGGCCTTGCTCACAATATCGTAATAATGAGGGTGCTTATAGTGCATGCCATAGGGGTGTTGCACAGGCAAATCAAGAGCGTCAACGTGCTCTAGAAGAACAAGCATATAAGTCTGGTAGAGGTTACTAGAAACGGTTGACGCTAGCCCTATATGTGCTAATATGTATATGTAGGAAATGAGGACGGACATGTACACAGAACGCGAAGAGCTTGTTACTTACATTTACGAAGGTCACAAAGATGCCTACGGCGTTAAGGGCCGTCACTACAACTTCGATGCTATGAGCATTGACGAGCTCCGTGCTGAAGCTGATCGCATCAACAATGCTGTTGTTGAAGCTATTGCCGAGGAAAAGAGCCAAGAAGCTCTTGCTGAAGCCCGGTTTGAAAGCCGTATTGTTGAGAGCATTCAGCTGGGTGCTGAAAGCCGTGAGGATGCCATTCGTTGGATCCTCCAGGCGGAAGGGCTGGACAAGGAATATGACGCTGGCTATATTTGCTATAGCCTGGGTCTGACCTACAGCCGTGAGGCAGAGTTTAAACCGTTTGTTAGCTGGGACCATGATCCCCGCAACGAGTTGCACTGGTAATGATTGAAGTTGAAGTGTTTGATAGCGGTAACACTGTAGATGCTGTAGGTACAAGCCTGCAGGGTTATGTTATGGCAACCTATGCAGAACTTGAAGAAGTGTTTGGCGAGAACCTTGGCCCTAGTGACAAGGTTTTTAACGAGTTTCGTTGTGAAATCCTTGTGTGGAATGACGTTGTGGAAACAGAAGATGTTTATACCGTCACACTTTACGATTGGAAAGAGGATAGTCCACTGACTGCTCGTACTGGAACCTATCGTTGGCACGTTGGCGGATTGTGTGCTGATGCACCCTACCTCGTAGAGGACGTTTTGGAAGATTATCGTAGGAAACGCTAAAGATCTACACAAACTACTAGAGGAGAGTTTTTACAATGCCTAAAAAGATGACCGTTGAGGACGAGCTCCTCACTATTCCAACCTTTCTTAATCGTACTATCAATCCTGAGAAGGTCGCTGTTGGTTACACTAATGTAGACGGCAAGCTCTACAAGGTTGATAGTGAAGGTAACCTTTTTGATGCCCATACTAACAAGCTCAAGCGGGGCAAGAAGAATGGATGACGTACCGCCGCCGTCGCCCTTGGGGCGTCGCGATTATAGAATAATGGACTTCCTGCGCAGGCAGGCTATTGACAATGAGGGTGCTAGTAGAGCAAAGATGGCCGCGGCTGTCGTGCTCAAGGGTAAAATTATAAGCACTGGTCGTAATCAATATAAAACACATCCTATTGCTACAGAATATGGCAAGAACAGTGATGCTATATTCCTGCATGCAGAAACTCATGCTATTGTGAACAGCCTTAACCATTTGGACAAGGATGATCTGTGTAAGGCTACCCTGTACATCTATAGAGTTAAGCGCCCCGATAGCAGCAACAGTAGTTATATTAACGGGATTGCAAAGCCCTGCAAGGGCTGTATGCGGGCTATTGCTGAGTTTGACTTTAAGCGTGTAGTCTACACCACAGATAACCCTGAGGAGTTCGCTGTCCTAGAATAAATACTATATGCAGTTTAAAGATTTAATAACAGAAACCTATATTAACGCAATTGGCTTTGATGATCGTGCACAAGCAATCAAAGAAAAGTACAAGGATGCAGTATGGCAGTTGCTTCAAAAAAGTTATGCTGGTATAGGTGGTATAAAAGGTAATGGATTTGGTAGCCCAGATGAGATGGTTGCCAAGATACCTTTTTGGAAAATAGCAACACGATCAGGTAAGCCTGTTGCTGTTATTCTTTATAAAGACAAACAGGGTCGTAAAAGTGTAGCAAGCGGAAGTGACGGCAGCGAGGACGCAAAGTTCTTTATTAACGATATCTTTAAAAATGAAATCTATCGCAGTTACGGTGAGAAATCCAAGGCAGCACTTGGTAAGGTTATGAAGACATATCCCTGGGATGTCCTTAAAAACTATACCCGAACACCTGCTGAGGCTGAAAAGATACTCCGCAAGTATAAACTTACACCAATTAAGAGTGTACCGCAAGCAGAGTGGCCAGAGGATGCACAGATGACACTCACACGTTATCCTGAACTACTAGACTATGGATATCTACGTGATTTAAATGGTAAGCCCACATTTAAAGTGCTAATAGGCACACCCGGACAAAACATAATCGGTTGACGTATTGCCTATACGTGTTATTATATTAAGTAAACAGTTTGGTAGATTATGAATATACTATACCTTCATGGGTTTGGTAGCGAATACGATCCAGCCAGCCCTAAAATAAAAATGCTTGAAAAGTTTGGCTCAGTAAGTGGCGTAAACATAGATTATACCCGTGGGTTTACCTATGTATACGAGTTAGTATGCGGCATCTGCTTGAGTGAGGACATTGATCTACTAGTAGGCACTAGTATGGGCGGCTATACAGCGTCACACGTAGGTGCTAGATTGGGCATGCCGTTTGTAGCACTTAATCCAGCAGTTACCCCTAATGTAGCACTACACAAGTACACAGGTACTGATATAACAGACTACACTGGCAGGAAATACACGTTGACCAGCGACGTGGTAGATGCATATCCTGATATAAACACAGAAGGTTGTGGTTGCGTAATTGTAGAGCTAGGAGATGAAGTAATACCTGCTCTTCAAACTCAATGGAGATTAGACAGTGTATATGAAGTTCATGTACTGCCTAGGGGGTCACATAAATTTACAGATCTTAAATCTGCCAGCAAAATTATACAAGAATTTTCAGTGAACAGCATGGCTACATACGGAGCACTACATGAATAGATAAATACAGTATGGACACTAGTGAACTTATTAAACGCCTATTGGGTGTAATTGATGAATACCAACAGGTAAATGAGCCTGTTGACGATAATCATTTCCGTCAGATTGAAGATTTAACTGACGATGATCGCAGTGCATGCGAGCCTGCAAATGCTCCCAATGAGCAATACGCAGGTATTGAAAGCGTGACAACTCACGCAGGCGGTGGGGTAAATGGACCTAAACACGCCGCAGATTTGCGTACAGATTCGCCAAGTCTTTACCATTATCTAACACAGGTGGAGCATGACCGTGGCCAACATTAATATCAAGTACAAGGGTTTAACAGGACTGTTAAATGACCTTACAATCGACGACGGACAAACAATGGCACAACTTCGTACTGCTATTATTAGTGACGAAGGATTAGATAGTGCATATTATGGTCGTGTTAGTATTCACAAAAATGGACTTGTGAAAGACAGCACAGATTTTAGTGCTACTACACTTGTAAATGCAGGTATCGAAGCAGGTGATATTATTACAGTAAGTGCAGATCGCAATCAAGCTACACGACAGAAGAGTCAGGAAATGACACTGGATATTGCACAGTTGAAAAAGCAAGCAGGTGGTGATACTACAAAGCCTTACTATAGAAGTTTAAACACATATGATGTTACAATCCTGCCAACTCGTTATGTAGGCGATACAGTGACAGACAATACAGGCGATGGGGATGTCCTAACACAAGGTCGCCCTTGGACATAAACCATGGTTGATCGTTCAGACACTTCTAGAGACAACACCACAGCATACGACCATCCGCAGGAAACTAACCTACTCAATGTGCATAAAGCTATGGAATATAATCCATCAGGGCAACCTGTCCTGCGTATTAAAAATTCTACTGGTCCAGGTGATGACGGCAACCTAACCTCAAAGGGTAGGCAAAAAGTTAGTCCCTATGAAACTGTGTTCTTCAACACATTCCAATATGGTGTCGAAACAGATGTATGGGAGACTGATGTAACAGGCACTGGCAGTGCCACTCATGCACCAGCCACTAGCCAAGTACAGTTGAGCATCGCTGGAGACAGTGGCGACAAGGTCATTAGGCAAACTCTTCTCTCACAACGATACGTTCCAGGAAGGACCAGCACGGTGAGTTTCGCTGTCACGCTTGGAACTCCTGTGGAAGGCATTCGCAAAAGATTTGGAATGTTTGATCAGAATGGAGATGGCTTTTGGTTTGAAGACAGTGGTGTATGGGCAGATGGCCAACCAATCTATAACTGCACAGTATCAAACGGCGGTACTGACATTGTAACTCCAAGAAGTCAGTGGAGTGATGACAAACTTGACGGCACTACAGTAAGTGGCATAACAGCAGACCCAACCAAGATACAATTGGTCAGCTTTGAATATGAATGGTATGGTGCAGGTGAAGTTAAGTTTGGTTGGGTGATTGATGGTGCGACCCGCGTAATACACACCCATAAGAATGCCAACAGATATGAACGACCTTGGGCACAGACTCCCTTCCTTCCCATCAGGATGGAAATAGAAGCACTGACCACGGTGGCGGGTGGTCCATACACCATGCTCCAAGGATCCAACAGCGTGATTTCAGAAGGCACGGTGGGCAAACTTGGTATCGCACAAAACATCAGTGCTCCTTTCTATGGCACACGAATGGCAAATGCTTTGTCTTCGGCAGTGACCAAAGACAACTGGTATCCCATTTTGAGCATTAGACTAAAATCCTCAGCACTGAATGGAATCGTTTTACCACAGATGTTCCAGGTCGCCACCATCGACAACACCAATATATTTTACAAACTGGTGCGTAATGCTACAATACCAGCGGCAGTCACGGCAGGTGCGGATGGTCCGCAACCCTGGCTGGACCATCCAGACACAAACGGATTCACTCAGTATCAAACCTATATCAACCCAACCAACATCACGGTGGCCAATCACGGCAGAATCCTTGACAGTGGATTTGTTATCTCAGGTGGTGGCGGCACGGGTATCGAGTTAGAAGAGAGCACGGCATACCAAATTGGTAGAAGCAGTTTAGGAACAGTCAGCGATGTATTCACCATCCTGTGTGCATCAAACGGCACAGGTAAAGACGCACTGGCATCTATGACTTGGATTGAACAGCGTTAAATATAGACGTTGGAGTAAAAAGGTAGTATAATAATCGGATGTTTTTAGGTATTCTTACATTATTAGTTGCTCTGTGTATCTCAGGCATTGCAGCTTACTATAGTATCATTGGCTTGACTGCGATTTTCGCAGCAGCCTTCTTGCCTATTGTTCTAATGGGCAGTGTGCTAGAAGTTGGTAAGATCTTAACAACTGTCTGGCTACATCAGAACTGGCATCGTGCGCCTAAGATTATACGTGCCTACTTAACCGGGGCGGTTGTAGTGCTTATGTTTATTACAAGCATGGGCGTGTTTGGTTTCCTAAGTAAGAGTCATATTGAACAGTCCAGTGTAGGTGCAGAACAGATTGCACTAGCAGAGAACATAGACGATAAGATTACTCGTAGCCAAGCAAAGATAGAGCGTTGGACAAATGAAATACAGCGTCTGAATACAGGCGGCGACAGCACTAGAATTGACAGTTTGATCGCCAGAGAACAACAGCGTATCAAGGACGCTAATGCTAGACTACAGCCACAGATAGATGCTGAAAACGCAAAGATACCTGGACTTAGAACACAAGCACAAACAGAGATTGGGCAGCAGGAAAAACGCCTAGTGGATGCACAAAAACGTGCAGAGGCTAGTATTAAAGTAGCACAGGACGAACTTACAAGACTAGACAATGACGTAGAAGCATACACCAAGCAGGGTACTACAGGTTCAAGTGGATTGTTTAGCAGTTCAACAGACAACGTTGCTAAGGGTGCTGAACTAAGAGCTAGACAAAAGCCTGAGCGTGATAAACTACAGGCTGACATTGACCAAGCAAAGTCCAACGAACTAGCTATTGCTAGTAGAGTACAAGCAGAAATTAAAGCAATCAACAGTCGTCTAGCAAACAGTATTAAAGAAGTTGAAGCACGTATTGCTACTATTCGTAAGAGCGTTGATCCAACAGTAAAGAGTGCTAACGAAAATATTGCACGTTATACACTAGAAGCAGGCAATGCCAACAAGGGTGTAGATACACGTATTGAAGATCTAGAAAAACAAATAGAAAATGAACAGCCTGTTATTGATCAGCTACGAGAAGAAAAGTTTGTATTTGAGAAAAAGTACAGACAGTTTGAAGCAGAAGTAGGCCCAGTAAAATACATCGCAGAACTTATCTATGGTGCAGCAGATACGACATTATTAGAAGAAGCGGTGCGTTGGGTGATAATTATAATAGTAGCAGTTTTTGATCCACTTGCTGTGTGCCTCGTGCTAGCAGGCACAATGAACATAACATGGTGGAGACAAGAACGTGGTTTCAAAAAAAAAGGAATAGACGAAATAAGGACTAATGCTGCCTTACAGCAAAAGATTGAGGACTTGGAAATGCAGATAAAAGATCATAATAATATACTTGGTGAGTTAGAAAAACTTATTGACGATAATCTAGCTAACGTAAATCCATTAGAGTATGCTAGACTAAAAGATGAATATGATGGTGTAATTAAACAGCGTGATATTCTTGAATTACAGCTAAGTGATATCAAGTCTGAAGCAGAGACTCTAGTAGATAAAGTGGTTACTACAGAAGCAGAACGTGATGATTACAAGAAGAAGTTAGATAATATTAGCCAAGGTGCTCAGGGTCTAGAAACAAGAATAGTAGAGTTGTTGGAGAGAATCAAAGAATTAGAAAGTGAAGTTGAAAGACGTGATGCTGTAGTTCTAAAGATGGCTGAGAAATACCAACTAGTTGAAAAGGATACATTTGCAACAGAAGTTGTAGAAGATGCGCAGTCAAATCCTAAAGCAGTATGACAAAGACTTTTCTTTTAACTGAGCCTGACTATCTATATGGTACTGACCTATCTATACTAACCTTAATAGGTGATGAATATTTACCGCAGGTTTGTAATCTTTTAGCAAATTACGAAAAAACTATTACAGTATATAATGCCAATAAAGACTCTGAACTAACTTGGTTAATGAATTGTTATAATGACTGTGATATATGCTTACTTAATTGTCAACTAAGTGGCTTCCTTACAGGACTTTTTATTGACAAGCCAAAAACTTACTACTATAATAATATTCTAAGCTATAAAATGTTTAATATGAATAGCGGTGATGATCCAGTAACTATATTACTAAACTGGATAACCAATGAGGAATAAATGACAAACAAACATACTAATGTAGATCATGGCTTGAGAAAGTCAGGACTCAGAGTACAAGTACGTAATAACAATGTTACACAGGCTTATCGTAAATTAAAGCGAAAAATTCAAGAAGACGGAGTTCTTCAAACCTACAAAGATAAACAATATTATGAAAAGCCTTGTCTTAAACGTAAACGTGAGAGAGCATCTGCTAGGAAACGCTGGTTGAAGCGTCTTCAAGAAATCAACAAAGCCTTATAAAACAGTTGACAGACACTAATACTTCATGTATAAATATAGATGTAAGTTGCCATTATGGGACTTACACAAGTATATCTTGCTTAACATAAGGAGAAATGCAATGAATACACGACTAACCACACTCGACATCCCTTCACTACATCGTAACTTTATTGGTATCGATCGCCTACTTGATCGTATGTCATATAATATGAATAATGCTAGTGACGGGTATCCCCCATACAACGTAATTAAAGAAGACGAAAATACTTTTGTTATTGAAATTGCAGTAGCAGGTATTCCCAAGGACGGTATTAAGATTAATACTCACGAAAGCACCCTTACCGTCGAAGCAACCATTGAAAAGTTAGCTGACGAGAAGGAAAAGGAATATCTACACAAGGGTATTGCTGGCAGACGTTTTGCCCGCACATTCAATCTAGCAGAGCATGTTTATGTTGATTCTGCTGACGTTGAAAATGGTATTCTTAGCATTAAGCTGGTGCGTGAAGTTCCTGAAGAACTAAAACCACGTATTATTCCAGTCAATTTTAAATAGTAAATAAGAAGGGGCATGGACCGTCTGGTACTGTAAGTCCCCAACTTATTTGGGAGAGAACTATGAGTAAAGAACAAGTCAGAACACGACCAACAGTACGCACTGATTTAACTCCTCCTAAAGATTACAAAGTCATTTACGTAAATGATGACGTAACTACATTTGAATTTGTGACTCAGAGTCTTATGAGCGTGTTTGAGTATAGGCAAGAGCCAGCAGAAGATAAGACTAAAGAAATTAACAGTAATGGCAGTGGTATTGTTGCAATACTGCCTTTTGAAATAGCTGAACAAAAAGGCGTAGAAGTTCTAGTAAGTGCTAGGAATAAAGGCTTCCCTCTTGAAGTTAGACTAGAACAAGAATAATTTGACTTATCTATAATATTACAATATAATTTAAAACATGAGAATAGAAAACGATTTGAAGTTAGATTATTCTAACGTATTGCTACGACCCAAGCGTAGTACGCTGGCTAGTCGCAAAGAAGTTGATCTTCGTAGATCATATAAGTTTAGAAACTATACGCCAAACTTTCCAGACAATATTGAGGACTATCATTACACTGGTATTCCTATTATAGCTGCTAACATGGATGGCGTTGGTACCTGGGACATGAATGATGTCCTATCCAGACAGGGCATGCTTACTGCTATAGTAAAACACTATCCAATTGCTACGCAAGCGAAAAATTTTAATCATCCTGGTAGTGACTTTGCTGTTTACAGCATGGGCGTTACAGAGGACGACCTAGCTAAATTTAGAGCAGTAAATGCTGGAGCAACAATTAAATGGGTGTGTATTGATGTTGCCAATGGATATAGTGAACGTTTTATTGATTTTGTAGCAAGATTCAGAGACGAGTTTCCAGACAAGGTTATCATGGCAGGTAACGTTGTCACAGGAGACATTACAGAGGAGTTAATACTACGTGGAGCAGATATTATTAAGGTAGGGATCGGTCCTGGCAGTGTATGTACTACTAGGATCCAAACTGGGGTTGGCTATCCTCAGTTGTCTGCTGTTATTGAATGTGCAGACGCCGCTCATGGGCTGGGCGGGCATATCATTGCTGATGGTGGATGCACTTGTCCTGGTGATGTTAGTAAGGCATTTGCTGGTGGAGCAGATTTTGTGATGCTAGGGGGTATGCTAGCAGGACACAATGAAGGCGGCGGTGAAGTAATTACAAAATACTATCGCAATGGTGAGATTAATGAAGACGGTAATTGGGTATTAGACGAACGCAAGTTTATTGAGTTCTATGGCATGAGCTCAGAGGCAGCAAATGACAAACACTTTGGTGGCCTCAAAGAATATCGCAGTAGTGAAGGTAGAGAAGTGATGGTGCCTTATAAAGGTGAAGTAGCAGATACTATTCAGGACTTGCTTGGTGGTATTCGTAGTACCTGCACTTATGTTGGGGCAAAACGTCTCAAGGATATTTCAAAGTGTACAACATTTATTCGTTGTACAGACACACACAATAGGACATATGAATGAGCAATCAACATAATCCAGATCGTAGGCTCTGGATGTACGGTGGTTTACGTAGAGGCTTTATAAGTAAATGACTGGTTTTTTCCATTTTGATGAAGATGATCATTTACAAGATCGCTATATATCAAGTGATATAGACCCTGTAGCACTTAGTTGTTGGGCACATGAAAGGAAAATAATTCTTATCGAATCCCTTTATACTAATGCTAATGAACGACCAATAATTTCAAACAATCAAAGAAAACTTGCTACAGAAATAAGAGAATACTATGGAAATAAATTCCTACTAATGCAATTAAAAGGTGAAACTCTTACTAAGTTCAGGCATGAACTGTTAGGATTTCTAGCACAAGAAGATAAAAACAGGATTAGTCATAACATTATTGGTATGATTGCCACTCTGCCTAGACTTTATAACGAAGATAAATTGTTAGATAAATTACGTAAAGAGTACAACAACACACCTTGGCTGGCTAGTGAACCACACGGCAAGGAAATATCCACTACACTAACATTTATTGATAGTCACATTAAAAAAGCATTTAGGCACCATGGTCAATCACGTATAGAATGGTTGTGTTATTGGTGCCACGATGAAAATGATCGCTTGTATATGCTGGAAATGGATTTAAATTGTCCCTTCCGCAACTTTTGGCAAAAGACTATTGAACATCCGTTCCCAGTCAAGGGTTCACCCATTAAGCATGAGGCTAAGGACGGGCTACATTACTACACATTGACTGACTGGGAAATCTTATAAATACTTTACTATGTTATTAAAAGATTTGCTTGAAAGTGTAGGATTCCCCAATCGCAAGTCCGGCGATGAATTTTACAATCCCAAAGATGAAACTGATACTTCTACATTCGTAGAGCTTATTCTGTGGCCTGACAGCTCAACACGGTTTGAAAATCCTGAGCAGAGAGATCAAGCTCTTAAGAGTTTCATGGATAAGGTCCAGGGTAAAATTTATATAACAAACAAGCCCAACGCAGGCATGCTAGGTCTTTATATAGTTCATATGAACACAGCCGGCGCTGATGAATATTATGTGCGGTATGTAAAGAACGTTGCTAATCCAGCAGGCATTATGACAGACATTCCTGCTAATGCGAAAGCAGCCGGTCATGGCGGTTATAAGTTTGGCAGTAAAGTAGCTCGCAAAGAAGCATATCCTATCAAGCCAAGTAATGTTTTTACAAGTGAAGGACCATATAATCCAGCACAGATTCCTGTAGCTATAAACAAGGCACAGGGTATTCCAGCTGAACTAAAAACACAGATGGTTAATTATCTAACAGCTCTTAGCAAAGGTGATAAAGAATTTGTAATTGTTGGGGGTAATGACTATCGTGAAGTTCATGAAAACTACACTGGAGAGTTTGCTGCTCCGATAGCACTTATTAAGGGTCTTATTAGTAATCAGGATGTTAGACAAAAAGCAGAAGCAGCTCTACTTGGCGGTGAGAAGTTTGATAATTGTAAGATTATTTTCCCACTTAGTGCTACAGAGAAACTTGTAGATAGTAAACTAGTTGCACCCAATGGTCGTGTTGTAGGTATTAGTTCAAAAGCAAAACGCAGCGGCGGCGCCGCTGCAAGTCTTACTGGCTTGGCTGACACTATTAAGCAGAAGCGCGAAGACAGTGACTTCCAACCAATTCTCAAAGAATTTGCTGATGTTGTAGACATGATTGAAACTGTAAACAACATGAGCGCAGAAGCAGGATTTATTCAGCTATGCTTAGATCAAAAGATCATTGATGACCAAGATGCAAGTGTAATCGCTAACGGTATTAAACAAGCAAAAGCAGGACAAAAGAGCACACTGGATGATTTGACACCCAGACTACAAAACCTAGTTGGACAGTATGGCGCTGACACTGATAATCCACGCTATAATATCATTTACCATGCTACTGCTGCTCTTAGCAGACAGCTGGGTATTAAATTAGCAGACATGGATATCACCGGTGCTGTTAAAGCAATCCTAAACTTTAGTACAATGTGTCAGATCTATGCTGGCACAAGCAAAGCCGGAAGTGATATTAAAATGGATACCTTCAAGATGGTCTGGCCACCACAGTATGAAGGAACAGTTGTTATTGATACAGCAAAGAACTTCACAAGTACTGAAATACGTGGCAAGTTAGGCTTTAAGTTCAAATAAGATAAATAGTGTTGTACTATTACAGTACAGTATGGCATGACGCATGCCTCAAAAGCGCGACGCCGGAAAAGACCGGGGTATTGCTTTCCTCAAGCACACACATATACACATGGAGAAAAGAAATGTCATTTTTAACAAGCACCTTTATGGTGGAAACAGGCCTATGGGACGCCGTTAAGACCCGTACTCAGAAATTTGGTAAGAGCTTTTGGCAAGGTTGTGTTCGTTACGGCGAAGCTCGTGCTCGTGCAGCAATGAAGATGCATAATCTAGGCATGTATTATGACAACTAAGATTAGGCAACTTTTCAAAACAATTTATAATTCTTTTTCAAAAAGCAATTACTCTAGAAAACATAGCCGTCCATTGACTGAGAAAGAAATTAAATCCCTAGTAGAGCATTTATCTTTAAGAGTAATGGACTAATGTTTTAAACAATTTAATAATATAATAAAAAAAGACTTAAAACCGCTGTTATTTGACAGCGGTTTTTTCTATAAATACAGTCGGGAGTTTGGAGATGAAAAAAGCCAGTCTGGCAGCAATTTGTTGTCTGCTATTTTTGCACTCAGCCGTTTTAGCTAGTGAGCTTAGACATGAATGGAGAAGTCCTGCTTTTAGTGGTCAGGGGTTTAGTAGTCATGTGTTAACTATTGAAAATCTCACACAGCAACGTAAAGCAGATATCAAAGCCAAAGAAGAATCTAAGGCCAGAGAACTAGCGCGTGAAGCTGAAAATACGAACATTAACAAATTCCTAAAGAACTTTGAGAGTCGTGTTTACGCTGAATTAAGTAAACAGCTAAGTGAGCAGTTGTTTGGTGAATCGGCATCAAGCGAAGGCACTATTGAAATTCTAGGTAACACTATTGACTACACAAGTGATGGCACTAATCTAACAATGACTGTTACTGATGGTAGTGGTACAACGACTACACTTACTGTACCTCTAACAGGGTTTGGATTTTAATGTTCAAACTAGCTGCAACAATAGTAATGGCACTAAGTCTGACAGGTTGTGTTGCTGGCAACGAAATTGCTAAAACAATGCCACCTACACCCACAGTTACGCCATTTCAAAAAGGACTTAGAGATTTTCCAAATATTTCTAACAACAAACCTGTTACGGTTGCAGTCTATAACTTTTTAGATAGAACAGGACAGCGTAAACCTGCAGATAATATTGCAAATATAAGCACAGCAGTAACACAAGGCGCAGAAATATACTTAATCAAAGCATTGGATGATCTGGCAGATGGCAATTTCTTTGATGTAGTTGAACGTGGAGGCATGGAAAGTCTTGTAAAAGAAAGACAAATCATTAGGCAGGCTAGAGAAAAATTTGAACCTGATAAAGGACTTGCTCCGCTAAAGTTTGCAGGTGTTATTATTGAAGGTGGCATTGTAGGTTACGATACAAACAAGTATACAGGTGGCGCCGGCGCCAGAATAATGGGTATTGGGCCTATGACAGAATGGCGTGTTGATGTTGTTACTATAGGCCTAAGAGCAGTTAGCGTACTCACAGGTGAAGTTATTCTAGCAGTAAGTGCAGAGAAAACAATACTCAGCACAAATACTGCTATTAATGTTTTTAAGTTTTATGATTTAGGTACAAAGGTATTAGAAATAGAAGCAGGCACAAGCACAAACGAACCAGTAAACTATGCTGTTAGGCAGGCTATAGAGTTCGCAGTTGTGCAGATGGTTAAAGAAGGCAAGCGTAAGGGATACTGGAACTATGATAGTACAAAGGTTCCAGAAAAATTTATTAAACAGGAGCGTAAATTCAATTTAGAAGACGTCAAAGAATAAAAAAAGAACTTTAGGAGAAATACTATGAGGAGCATAGTAAGAGGAGCGGTACTATTTTTAGCAATGTCTAGTCCAGCATTTGCCGACAACTTGATCTATATAGATCAAACAGGCAGTAGCGCAACAATTAATATTAATCAGGACGGTACTGGAAACCGTGTTGGTGCACAAGCAAGTGACAGCGTCAGTGATGGCGCTACAACCACTATGGATATCGATCAAGTTGGTACAAGCAACGTCTTGGATTATGACATCTATGGCGACAACGCCAACATTACTTCTAACATAACCGGTAACTCATCAGACGTTGATATACAGGTAGGCACTACAGGCGGTAGCAACGGCGGTTCAGATGATGTTAACATTACTATTAACGCAAGTGGCGGTAACTCAAATACAGTTAACACCAACGTTGGTACATCAGCAACTGGTGTTGATGATGTTGACATTGATGTTGATATCACCGGTGGAAGTAATAGCGTAACTATTACAGAAAACTCAACAGCAGCTAGTGTGACAGATAAGATCACAGACGTTGATATTACTGGTAGCACTAACACTGTTACAGCAACAAAGAGTGGTGCTAGTCAACATGACACCACACTTAATATTACAGGCTCAAGTAATACAATGAGTGTTACACAGTCTGGAGCAGAAGCGAGTACTGTAGATGTTACAACCAACGGGTCTAGTTCTAGCGTTACTATTACTGTTACAGATTAATTTTGTAACAGTAGCGCATGCCGCAGTAGGCAAAGTTGAACAGCAGATGGGAACTGCTGAAGTGCTTCGTAGTGGCGATAAGAAGTCAAGCGAAGTAGGTTTTGGTATTGAAATGCGTGATGACGTTAGAACCGGAAACGGTATTGTAGGAATAGGATTTGAAGATAAAACTAAAGTTCGTGTTGACAAACATTCAAAATTGGTCATAGATGAATTTGTCTATGATCCAAAAAAGCCTAACGCAAGCAAACTAGGACTTAAAATTGCGTTGGGTACTGTCCGATATGCCAGTGGACTTATTGCAAAACAGAACCAACAGTCTGTTAGCATCCGCACTCCCACCGCGTCTATTGGTGTTAGAGGAACGGCATTCAGTATGACCGTGGACGAGATTGGTCGTTCTCTGGTCATACTGTTGCCAAACCCGGACGGTACAGTAGGTGAAATAGCAGTTACAAGTGATGTGGGCACTGTTATTATGAACAAGGCCTTTCAAGCAACACTTGTAACTGCCACCGAAAAATCCCCAGCAAAGCCAGTGATATTGGATTTATCTGAAGCACAGATTAATAACCTGTTGATTATTCAGCGACCAAAAAAGATTGAAAAAGAATATGAAACAGACGAAGAAAGTAACAATGTACTAGATTTTAATGAACTAGACGTTGACTTACTAGCAGTAAATGAATTGGAAGAAGAACAATTAGCATTTACAAGACTGGATTTCAACTTGTTAGATATGGATTTATTAGCAAACATTCTAGATATTTTAAACAGAAGATTGTACGAACAGACAGATCGTTTTCCAACCAACCCCATTGTAGCAGGTGTTTATGAAGAAGGCAATACACAAATATTTGGCGGTGAACAGGAAGACTGGGAAATATACAGACAGGTTGATGGACGTGTGGTAAGCATCAAAACACCTAGCACACAGGATACACGTATTACATTGCGTCAGGCTGGCACGCCTGATCTTATGCTACACACTACGGAGGGCGCGAATGATTCGCAAATTATTATTAATCAAAACTAGTTTCGTCCTTATGATGAGTGTAGCATATGCTGATAACCTCATCACTATTGAACAGGTTACCAGCGGTAACTCAAACAGCATTGCTGTCTCTGTAGAGGGTAGTAACAACGAGGTAAACTTTAGTTTTGGTGGTGCGAGTAATACAGTAGACATTGACCAAAAAGGTGACAATAGTTATGTTGGATACACTTCTCTATGGGGTAGTGGTGCATCATGGGGTGGTGACTTGGATGGCGACAACAACAATCTAAATGTTACACAGACATGTAATCAATCTCCATGTGGCGGTGATAAGTTTGAGTTTCATATAGTAGGCAATTCTAATGATGTTGATTTCTATCAAGGACACAGAGTTGATGCTGACGGAACACTACATAGTATAGATGATTATGAATATGGTGGACATTTTACACGATTAGATATTCATGGTTCTAACAATAAGTTTTTGGGAAGTCAACGATCAAATAACTCAGGACACGAACATTCAAACATTACAAATATCTATGGTAGTAATAATGATGTTTATACAAGACAGGAAAGTAACCAAGATAAAACACTAAACTTAACCATCAACAATTCTAATAATGATGTTGATATGATACAGAAGGGAAGTGCAACTCACAGTGCTACAGTTACGATAGGTGGTTCGTATGCAACAACACTATACATGTTGCAACAAGGTAGCACTGCACAATCATATAGTTTGACGCAAGACTGTCAAACCACAGGCGGTTGTAGTGTAAGTGTTACACAGGGTAACTAATAAAAGCGTAAACATCAAGTTCTAATGTGAAGGGGGCTATATGCCCCCTTTGCACTAAATACGTGTGCGATGGGAAAACTTTTAACGAGCACATTGGTTGCTCTGGTCACTCTATTATTACTAGTCACCCTCCGTGTTTGGGATCCTGCGCCCGTAGAAACACTCAGGTTAAAAGGCTTTGACTATCTTCAAAGCACAGAACAACAGCAGCAGAGCAAAGAAATTGTACTACTAGACATTGGGGAAGCCAGTCTAGATGCTTATGGTCAGTGGCCCTGGCCTAGAGATTATTTTGCAAACATAATAATGAAGTTGCGACAGAATGGCGCACAACTTATTACGTTTGTAGTATTTTTCCCAGAAGAAGATCGCATGGGTAAAGATCAAGTGTTTGCAGATATACTAGCACAAGATCCATACACTATGCTAGCGCAAACAGCAACGGATCGTGCACTTAAAACGCACGGCAAACACATTGCCGCGAACTGGATAGGTGATAATCCTACACCCTGGCTATACAGTTGGCCCGGGCTAGTAAAGAACATTGACCTACTAGAAAATGCAGCAAAAGGTGTGGGTATGGTTGCTGTAGCACCTGAAGTGGATAACCTTGTTAGACGTCTACCTTTGGTGGTAAGGATTGCAGATCAGATATATCCTAACCTTGCTATTGAGTTTATTCGTGTAGCAACTGGTGATCCTGGTTATCAAATCAAAACAGGTGCTGGTGGTGTTCAGGCAGTGCGTGTACCTGGATACAATATTATTAAAACTGATCCACACACAAGAATGTGGATAGATTATAATAAAACATTTGATAGAATTGAAGTGTCGGAGGAAGACTGGAGCAAGGTGAACGGCAAGCATGTATTCATAGGAACTACGGCGGCTGGTCTTGCCAACTTCATTAGTACGCCTCGAGGCCTTGTATATCCTCACGAAATACAAGCGAGTCTGGTTCAAACAATCCTAGATGGAACATTTATACAACGACAAGACTTTATGAACACCTTAGAAGCAATAGCGTTTGCTATCTTTGGTATAATACTTCTAGTAGTTGTGCCTCGTACAAGTGTCCTTCTTACTGTTCCCTTATTATTAGTTTATTTGGGTTCAGTAGGAGGGTACACTTGGTGGGAATGGACAGATAGTAAAAACCTTGTGGATTCTACATTCCCAATGGCAGCGGGCTTTTTACTATTTGCCCATTTAATATACAATAACTTTGCAAGAGAGTTCCGTCAGAAGATGGAGATCAAAAAGCAGTTTTCAGGTTATTGTTCGCCCACAGTAGTTAAAATACTACAGGAAAATCCAGACCTAATCAAGAAGGGCATAAAGAAGGACGTTAGTGTTATGTTCAGTGACTTACGTGGCTTTACTCCTATTGGTGAACATTATGGTGAAGATGTAAAAGGCTTGGGCGATTATATGAACGGCTATATGGATAGCATTACCAATCCTATACTTGAGAAGAATGGTATGGTTATTAAGTATGTTGGTGATGCGTCAATGCATATACATGGTGCTCCTATTGATGATCCTAATCACGCACACACTATTGTTGAAGTTGGTCTTAAAATGATTGACGCTGTAGAGAAATATAGCGCAGACATGGTAGCACAAGGACTACCCAAAGCAGAGATGGGCTTTGGTGTAAACACTGGCGAAGGCTTTATTGGTGAAATGGGATCAACAGCAAGACACAGTTATGATATACTTGGTGATATGGTTAGTACAGCCGCACGTTTGGAAGCACGTTGTAAAGCATACGGCGTTCTATGTATTATTGGCGCAGAGACTTACAACAGGACAAAAGATGACTTCTTCTACTTGTTCTTGGATAACCTACAGCCCAAAGGTAAATCAACTCCAGACTTTATCTATACTGCACTTAATGGTTACACAGACGTTTGGAAGAATCATAAATCACAGCATGACTCTATGCATGCACTTTATAAAGCACAGAAGTTTGACGAAGCGATTGAAGTCTGCAAACATATGTATGGCAACTTTGATGGTAAGATGGACAAGTATTACGACATATGGATAGAGCGTTGCGAATTAATGAAGACGCAAGACTTACCTACTCAGTGGAATGGCGCATTTATAGCACTCGAAAAGTAAAACCCTTCGTTCTACGGGGAATTAATCCTAATAACTTTCTTCAACCAAACTTGATCAGGATAAGGAACAACATGAGTGTACCTACTACCTTTTATACCCTTACTCCATTCTCTAGGTTCAGGGTATCGATTGTCTAACATTTTATCGTTAACTCTAATAACAGTATGATATACAGGTTTGTTGTCTAACTGCCAATGATGCTTTGGCAACATAACAATATATAAAACGGGATTATAACCTTCTTCTTTCAACAGGTTGTAGACTGTGACGCTAAAGTCGTCACAGTCTCCCCAAAAAGGTCTATTCTTGCGTATTCTGTGGCTCCAATCAACCCAAGTGTCCTTGCCATACTGCTTATCGTCTGACACGTAATGAAAACGTTTATACGTATCAAAAAATATAGTTTCTATGTCTTTGGCGTATACTTGAGTTGATATTAGCACTCCTAGTAATAGAGTGCTAAACCAAATAGGAAGCCTAGCCATAGACCTAGTACTACTCCAACAGCTACCGAAATATGTAGATCAACCGTTTTCCACTGATAGGGAAACTGTTTTTTAATGTTATTCCATTGTCTTTTTTCTGTTTCGCTTAGATACCTCATCTGAATCCTCCTCTTGATTCGTTTTATGGATCTTTTGGTTTTTTTGATATTCAAGTATCATATTAAGTTTTTGGTTTAAACGTATCAGATCATTATCAAGCATACGGATACGATCTATTAGAGCAATAAGAGTCTCATTAGCATCACCTATAACTGGTTTTACTGTTTTAGTACTCCATTGCCATACATAGTAAACAAAGTAACCTAAGCCTACTGCTGCAACGATAGGAAAACCAAAGTCCTTTATTAACTTTACTATGTCCATTTGGTTTGTTCCATTAACTTTTTGAGACTGTCTGCTTTTCTTAGGATACCATTATCATCAACTACAAAAACATCTCCCGGACTGTACAAAACTGAGTCTTTTCCTCCGGATTTTTCTCCATCACGAGTCCAACCCATAACTTCACCTGGCCAATCCCCTATCACACGAAAGCTTCCGTCAGGAAAACTTTCCAATGTATACTCCATCCAAATCATTTAATCTCTCCTTGCGTCGGTTTTACCATCCGCTCTTGCTATACGATCCATATCGGGACGCACACCAAAAGCATTGCTCATTAGTGTGTCGATACGAATTACATCGTGGTTCATGGTTTGAACACGATTGTCCAGCCCAGTAATGATACCTTTCATACCATTAACGCTGCCTTCCACGCTGCCAAGAATAAATTTTACGCTAAGAAAAACAAAGTAGCCAGCTGCTACCGCTGCCGCAATGGGGAAACCCACCTCGGCAATCAATTTAAAGATTTCCATTCTCAACTCCTCGAACACTCTAACGAGTGATTTGCTCCAAGTGTATTTAGTTAGAGAAGGAGTATAATTAGGTAGTAAGTAAGATAGTGTAACGTCTGATCTAGTGTAAGCATCCACCAATAGGTTTGATGTGTACTCTTTATTTCAAAACGCATCATAGTTTTGCTTTTTGCATAGTCAATATGCCAGTGTGCGACCCAATCTAATGCACCTGCTATGACAGCAGTGATTGGTCCCACAAAGAACAGTGCAACCAAAAACGTAGCAATACCATGTGCACCATAATGATGTTGAGCACGTTTACTACGATAATTGTACTTGTGAAGATTGCCCTGTAGGCGTTGAATGCCTATATCTACTACAGCATGTTTCCATAGTAGCACAAGAAGAAAAGTTAATTCCATGCAGATATTTATTGCTAAGTATCATGGGAGATATTATAATACTACTATGAATATTATACTAGGCGATGACAACTACAATCAAGTAAAGGACAAGTACATTGTCCTTCCATTGGACACATTCCGTATCAATGGCGATACTGTGCCCAGTTATTGTGTACTAGATGCCGGAGACATTCCATTAAGTGAAATGGAGCAACTGCCTTTATGGCAGGAGAACCATACTAAGATGGTGGAAAACTGGCATAGGGGTAACTTTAACTTTTGTGAACAGATGATTGAACATCTGATGCAACGCTGGGGAGGCCATCTAAACAGTTATTATACCACAGTATATGGGCGTATCCAGGATATAAAGGGTAATGATTTACCAGAAGACTGGGACGGAATAATAGTTAAAGAATAGGTTGACAGATCCCCTGTATAGTATAGACTAATAGAGTTAAGCAGCAGGAGGAAAGACAACTTGACTACTAGATATTTAGGTGGAGAGTCCAGCTGGAAAGAGTTCAAGACTGTACTCGAAGAAGATCTTAAGAAAGAGCTTGAAGATCATCTTAGGTGTGCAGTAGAAAATTGGTGGGATGGGTATTCCGCACATTCACTCAAAATAAAGGGCATGCCCAAGAAGTATCTGTATTTTGACACAGAATGGCAAACGCCCGATCAAATGTGTTTTGCAGTTCCGCTAGCCTACGACGATCTGTTCCAAGAAAAGTCAGGCTATGCACAATATAAGGTTGACGAAAATCAACAGGGCGTATATACTATTCATACTAACGAAAGAGAAGTAGTAGGAAAATACGTACTGTACTATCCACACAATCCAGTACTACAAAATATTTTTAATAGGTATCTTGAACTGGACGGACAAGAAACACAATTTTGGATGAATACTATTGATAAAATTACCAATAGTCGCAGGCCTAAATTAGTAGTAAACAACAGAGGTAATTATGTATCAGGGTAACGGCCACATTTGGCAAGAAAAGTTTAACCGAATTAGCGATCTTATGGATCGCTATTATAGAGATACCAATGATCAGGGTGCTCGTAAGAGTACAGAGTATCGTGGTGCCCTACGCAACACCGCAAGGATCGCTTACAGAATCGCAAAGCGCACAGTCAAAGATCTTAAAAACAACTCTAATTAATATCTAACACCGTGGCGTAAGATAGCACTGGGCTATCGGATAGTGGGCGATGGCGGGTGCCACACTAATCAACGTTTTTGCGAGGCTTACTTGATTGTTGTTGCAAAATATCCTGGCAAGTTTAAATTGGAACAACAGTACCTACCTTTTGCTGGTACTCCGGGATATACATCAAGTCATAAGAGTTATCACCAGGCAATGAATCATTATACAGATGTTTTAGCATGGTGCCATAGCCATCTTCAGGGCCCCTGGGATTGCAATCATAATGACATACTACACGAAGGTGTACGAGTAAGAATAGGTACAGAATCAGATGCTGCTTATTTCTTGCTTAAATGGAATGGTTGACAAAACTCTAGAGTATGTTATTATTACACTATGACAATGCATCTTATGGGGCCACAGTTTACGACAACTAACACTCGTAAACGTAAACCTAAGAACAAAACTAAATCTCAGATTCAAGCAGAGCTGGATCACGAAAAGTTTCTAAAGCGCATGGGTGTACACCCAGAACAGCGCGAACAGAGGGGCCGTAGTTTAACGGTAAAACACCCGCCTTATACGCGGTTAGATGTCTCCAGATTAGAGAGCGATCCCGGTTCGAATCCGGGCGGGCCTACCATTCCCTCCGGTGATAACGGCGTTGGTTATCACCCAAGCATGGGTAAGCGTAAGGAAAACGTTTACACAGGCACAGAGATTATGGGTATTGCTACTATGCACAAGAGCAATGCAGTGCCGATTCGTAACAAGAAGAGTGCTGAAGAAGTTGCAAAGATGAGGCGAGGATAAAATGGGCTGGCGTTATCAGGCTAAAAAGACAACATACGACGGAGAAGTAGTCTACGAGTTAGTAGAGGCTTATCCAGACCTTATGGAAGAGGGTGATACTATTATTCCACATACTGTAAATGCTGTGACAATCAGCGCAGATTCAAAAGAAGACCTTGCCAAATGGTTACGGAAGGCTGCTGATGATGTGGAAAAGTATGAGGTGATAGAAGATGTATAATCCTGATAACTGGGTTGTCAGCCAGTTTTGAAAAAAAAATATCGCAGAAAACTGCGGGTTTTAAACTTTTTTTACCCGCAGAAAACTGCGATTTTTAAAAATCGCAGAAAACTGCGATTCTTAACCTATTGAAATCCAACAAGAAAAAATATGACTTTTTTAGTCAAAAACGGTAGACATACAGCCCATATGTGCTAATATACATATATAGGAAATGAGGAGCAACAAAATGATTAAACACGAACCTCTTTTTGATACTGACAAGGTTTGCGAACACTATACCAAAAAGGATGGTGTTCCTGTTACCTATGTGTGTACAAGTGCTCTGGGCGATGAGGCACAGGCAATGGATATCTTTTTCAGAGAGACTCCACACCCTGAGTTCGGTAATCGGTATTTTGGTCTTTACCTTAACGCCATGAGCGGTAATATTATGATTACGAATGCGGATCGGATCGAATCTGTGGAGTTTGGGCTTATCGAAGACGATGCTGGTGATCTACAGTATAGTGCCCATCGTCATGATTATAAACAATTTAACAACGGAAACATGATTGATGGTGGTCGTGCTTATATCAGATGTGCGGCGAATGAAGTTAAACACTACGTTGTTCGTAATGGCGAAATGGTTGAGGTTGAATAATGAACATGACTACTTTCGATTTTGGTAACGGACCCGTCCCTGCCCATAAGCATCCTAATGGCGGCGGTTGGGTTGCTGATACAGCCACAGTAGCAGATACAGCTTATGTAGGATCTGATGCTAAGGTCTTTGCCAATGCTCAGGTCTTTGAGAATGCTAAGGTCTATGGCAGTGCTTGGGTCTATGACAATGCTCTGGTCTTTGATAATGCTCGGGTCTATGGTAATGCTCAGGTCTCTGGTAATGCTCGGGTCTCGGGCAATGCTCATGTCTCTGACCATGCTTGGGTCTATGGCAATGCTCATGTCTCTGACCATGCTTGGGTCTATGGCGATGCTGAGGTCTATGGCAATGCTCAGGTCGTTTACAATGCTCAGGTCTTTGAGAATGCTCAGGTCTTTGAGAATGCTAAGGTCTATGGCGATGCTCTGGTCTTTGACTATGCTCAGGTCTTTGCCAATGCTCAGGTCTATGGCAATGCTAGGGTCTCTGGCAATGCTCATGTCTCTGACAATGCTGAGGTAGCAGAGGAAGATGTGTTCATTGAAATGAACGGTAAGCGATACAAGCTGGTTGAGGTTGAATAATGAACACACAGGATTTCATCAACAACGCAGAATATCTAATCCGTCAATGTCTCAATCAAAAAAACATTGACCCAACTATGGAAGCGTGGTTGCGTGACGCATGTCTTGATCTTGCAAAGGCAAGGGAAAAGTATGAGGTGATAGAAAATGACTGAAGATTACTATGAAGAAGTGCTACTCCTTCGTAAGAAGGTTGAGAAGTACGAGACTATTCTAAAACATGCAATGTCTGAAAAGTCTGGTGCATTCTTCATCTGTGGTGAAGCGGGTGAGAAGGACAGCATGGGTTTGCCTGAGAAGATTATGGTCTGTCCTACATATGGACTGGATGGATTTGCATCGTATAAGAAGGATAGAGACTATGACGCACCAGGCTGGTAAAAATCTATTTACAAATTATCGAACTTAATATACAATAGTATATGTAAGTTGAACTTAACCAATCTTCATGAGGAGATATAATATGAAGACGTTTACGAAAATGGCAGCACAGGGTGATTTCATCATCATCCGTATCGATGACATTCCTGCCAATGTCGAAAAACTCGAGGCTGAGAATGGGCAGTACGTTATTGCTCACTCTGAGACTGGTCACAATCATGTGATGGTTATGGATCGTGTCGAGGCGTTCAAGCCGAAGCATACTCCGGACCGTGATCTATATGAGTTGTTCCTCAACGTAAAGGAGCCAACTGATATCGTTCACCTCCGTTCGTTTGATACCCATGAGACTCTGCGAGTTCCTGCTGGTAAGTATCAAATCCGTCGTCAGCGTGAGTACACTCCAGAAGGATTTCGTCGGGCTGCTGACTGATATGAAATCAATTAAGTATCAAGTCAGGGCTCAAGTCAGGAATACATTGCAAAATGAAATCAATTAAGGATCAAGTCAGGGATCAAGTCGAGGATCAAGTCAGGGATCAAGTCGAGGATCAAGTCAGGGCTCAAGTCAGTGCTCAAGTCAGGGATCAAGTCTGGGCTCAAGTCTGGTATCAAGTCGAGGATCAAGTCAGGGATCAAGTCTGGGCTCAAGTCGAGGATCAAGTCAGGGCTCAAGTCAGGGCTCAAGTCAGGTCTCAAGTCGAGGATCAAGTCGAGGATCAAGTCAGGAATACATTGCAAAATGAAATCATTTAAGGATCAAGTCAGGGATCAAGTCTGGGATCAAGTCTGGTATCAAGTCAGGGCTCAAGTCAGTGCTCAAGTCAGGGATCAAGTCAGGGATCAAGTCTGGGCTCAAGTCATGGATCAAGTCTGTCGTCCAGTCAGGGCTCAAGTCTGGGCGCAAGATGGAAAAGTTGATTGAAATTGTAAAGGATATATATTATGATTAAAAATTTAACAGCAGAACAAGAAGCGTTGCTGCCTGTCTACCGCGACAAGTGGCTTGATATTGGGTTGTCAACTGAACC